ATCATGGCGCTCGACATTCCAAACCTACAAGATCCAGCGATGAGCCGATTCATTCTTCAGCTCATGGCCAACGTCGCCGAGTTGGAGAGAGCGCAGATCTCAGACCGTACTAAGAAGGCCCTGGCGGCGCGCAAGGCGAGGGGAATGGCATTGGGTTCACCCACCCCAGCCAACGGCGCCCAGGCCGGCGGATTAGTCACGGCGGCCCAGGCAAACGAGTTCGCTTGCCAGGTGTACCCCGTGATCCAGGAATTAAAAAACTTCGGATGCGCGACGCTCGCTAAGATCGCCGCGGGTTTATCAGCCAGGGGCATTGCCACGGCCACCGGCAAAAAAGCATGGTCCGTTAGTGCAGTTCGTAACGTGGTCAACAGATACGAGGGAGCTTTAATATGAACATTATCGCAAGAGCTACACTATTTGCGGACCAGGCGCATGATGGTCAGGTCCGTAAGTTTACGGGCCTACCGTATATCAGTCACCCCATGGAAGTAATGCAGATCGTTCGCGGCGTAACAAGCGACGATGACATCCTGGCCGCCGCAGTTTTACACGATGTCATTGAAGATTGCGACGTGACGTATAGCGATTTAATGATCGAGTTCGGCGAGCGAGTTGCGACCCTGGTTTACCAGGTCACCAACGCGGCCGACGACAACGACGGCGACCGTATTGCAAGAGGGTTTATTAATCGCGCCGTGATGTCAAACGCCAGCGCGGACGCGCAGACGATTAAGCTGGCCGACATTATCTCGAATCTATCCGGAATCGACATCGCCCTGGAGTGTGACCCAGCCTGGGCAAAAATGTACCTGGAAGAAAAGATTGACATGATTAACGTACTCAACAAAGGAGATGCAACATTGAGAAAGAGAGCCGCATCAATCGCCGCAGAGGGAGTTCTTAAATGCTCGATGCCTTAATCACCGGTTTGTTTTTTATGTTTGCTGGGATCGTTACAGTCCTGGTGATTATCGCGGCGATTTATTTACTGGAGAAATTTCAACAATGAAAAAAATTGGTTCGCTTTTATTGCAAGGTTTAATGATGGTTGCATTCTCCGCGTTACTTGCGGTGATTACGATCGAATGGTTAGCGGGTTGCGGCGAATATTATTACGACGCAAAGGGCCGCATGGTTTACAACGAGTGTGTATTTATTGACTTCCCGAAAGGAAAATAAAATGGTTGGAAAAATTACGAATGACATTCTCCCGTCCGGGTCCCGGATCCCTAGCATCATGGGCGTGTCCCCGTTCCGCTCACCGAATGACGAGCTGGCGGCCAGTATCGACGCGCTCGAAGGCAAGCCGCGCCCACCGTTTGAAGTTGAGGCCGCAGACTGGGGCAATACTTTGGAGCCAATCATCATCACCGAGGCGGCCAAACGCCTGGGCATTACGGTCAAAGAGTTGCAAGTTGACTATGCGCTCTCCTACCTGGAAGATGACGAGATCATTTTGCAATGCTCGCTCGATGCGATTTGGGAAGGAGACGGCCGCACCATTGAGACTGATCCCGACCTGGGCATTTATGTTATCGGCGCAAATCAAATTGCATTGAACGGCCTGGGATGTTGCGAATCAAAACTAACGAGCGCCATGCCCGAAGAAGAGCCACCGTTATATCGCGGCCCGCTCCAGCTCCAGGCGCAAATGCTATGCGCGGGTTATACCTGGGGAGTGATCGCGACCTTGTATCGCGGGACCGAGTTGCGCTTATTCTTTTACCAGGCGAGCGGCAATATGCAGACCAAGATTATTGACGTGTGCAAGGAGTTCACGCGCCGCGTTAATAGTAAGTCCTGGTATCCGGCCGTTAGTCCAGCCGATGCAGTTAAGGCGTATCCTACGGTTGACGAATCCAAACCAGCGATCGAGCTGGCCGGTGATGTAGGCGAGTACGCGCGCCGCTTGATCGAGGCAAAGGCCCAGGCTAAGATCCTGGAAGATGAGATCGACCAGCTCCAGTCCAAGATCATGGACACGATGGCCGATGCCGAAGAGGGGTATATTAAAAACCAGGACGGATCCGTTGCGGCGCGAATCAAATGGGCCATGAGATCATACAAGGCCCAGCCTGAGAAAGTAACGCCAGCGAAACCGGCCAGGGTTGAACGTGCTAAAACTTTACAAATTCTAGGAGTGAAATGATGAAGATGAAATCGCACTTTCAGGAGAGACTGGAATACCATATCGCCGCCAGGAAAGAAAAGTCTGAGCCGGTCCCTTTTGCTGGCCACATTTGCGAGGTGTGCGGCAAGACTTTAGAGATTGACCAAATCCATACGTGTAGTCCACAAGAGAAATCCCTGGCGCAATTGGCTAACGAGTTCGAGGATTGGTACAACGCAAGAATGGGGCGCACCGGCGTTCGATGGGCGGGTGACTAATGAAACTCGCACCGACCCCGATGCAAAAACGTTTGCTCGATCACCTGGTAAAGCATCATTCCGAACATGGGGTTTACCCTAGTATCAGGGAGATCTGTAAGGACCTGGGATATAGTAGCCCTTCCACGGTCCACGCTATGATGCACCGCCTGGAGCGACGCGGATTGATTAAGATCAAACCGTATCTAACCAGGGGGATTGAGATTGTGGTAAATTAATTTATCTCTTTGCAGAGACCCTTCCGGAGTAGTGACCCGGCTTCATCCCCGCCTAGTGCGGGGATTTTTTATGCCTCATAAACGTTACATTAACTGGGTTAATGATTTATTTATGATGCCTTACGCGTATGCCCTGGTCCCGGCCTTGTCAATAATCAGCGCTTGCTTACGCGCCTTATCGCCTGGCTTGTTCGGGATTGATATATGGGTCCAGCGATCAAACTCGCGAATGACCTGATCGTATTCCAGGCCGGCCGCGATGACGGCCTTCACTACTTCATCGGGTGTTACGCCTGGCACTCGAATATCTGCGGCGCATCCAATGCGATGCTGGCTTGTATCCTTAGATCCTACGGCGTCATTGACTTGCTTGCAACGGAATGCCGAGTTAATCATTATCGGCTTTCCGCCCAGGACGGTTTTCACTTCTTCCAGGAATGCCGCCAGGCGTACCAGGTTAGCCAGCTCCGCATCATTGGGCGTATTGTCAAACTGCCGATGATCCGTATGGGTTAATTCTTCCAGCGTAAAATGTTCACTTAGGTTCATTTTTGTTTTTCATTTCCATAATCTTTTCCAGGGTGCGGCCGCCGAAGTATGCGGACATAATCAGCATTCCCCATTCACCCAGGAGATTGACGTACGATTCTTTTGCGTCATATCCGAATGCGCTCATCATTGCGAATAGGAAGTATCCGGCAAAGATCGCGACCAGGGACATCGGCCTGATATTTTTGGAGAGCCAGGAATCGCTACCGAGATCTGCTTTCCAGCGATCCGATATATTATTCTGCTCATTCATATCGGCCTGGAGTTCGGCCAGCTTTCCCTCTTGTTGCATCTTCAGGAGTTCTTGCTGGGCTTTTGCCTTGGCTTCAGGATCAGGAATAAATTTGTCCAGGACTTTCATCCCGACATCGAAGAGCGCAGTAAGGGGAAACATTATTTCTTACCCTTAACTTGACGCGCCTCAGATAGAGCGATCGCGACGGCTTGCTTGCGGCTTACGACTTTCTGCCCGGAGCTGGACTTGAGCTTGCCGCCTTTAAATTCGTGCATTACTTTTTGCACTTTCATCATTTGTTTACCGGTCATTGGCATATCATTTTCCCCCCATTGCTTTTGCACGAATGTTGTCGATCATATTCGGATAAGGACGGCCCGCTTTCTTGGCCATTGCTTTGGCCGCTTTGAGCTGGCCAGGCGTTAACTTCTTCGACTTGCCCAGGGACTTAGGACGATCCTTTTCCCAAATTGGTTTCGTTGCCATTATTTTTTAACTCCCCATACAAGATAGTAAGCGCACCACGCGGCAACGAGAAAGCATAATAACTGTACGCGCCGCACCTTTTCTAAATCTGCATCAAATTCTTTTTTACTTTTCTCTTCCAGCTTTTCAATTTCACTCTTAATCTTTAGCACTTGTTCCCATTCTTTCGTGCCGTACTTCTTTACAAATTCTACTTTCGCTTTGTATTCCTGGTCACTAATTAATTTCCGGTGCTTGTATTCTTCGAGCGCTTTGAAGATGGCGCGTTCTTTGAGGAGCGCCGCCCTCTTTTCGGCGAGCTTGCGATCCCTGGCTTGTTGCTGGGCGACTTCGATGGCGTCGCCTTGGATGTCCTGGATACTTTTGGAGAGGCCTTTGCCGGCATTTCGCGCCGCATCAATCGATCCAGTAAGACCTTTAACGCCTTCTGTAAACCCGAAATCATCGGCCATATCATGCGATTACTTTCCGACTAACCGATAAAGCGTATCAAGAATCCATCCCAGGACTGCGCCGACCATTAGCAAGACGGCACCAGCTCCGCGCCAGCGATTCATCTGATCGCTCATCTTTTGAATACTGCCTTTAATCTCGGACATATCCCGCTGGAGTTGCTCAACGTGCGCCTCTAGGCGGCCAATTTGCTGGTTTAGTTCGTCCGACATTTTGCCTTATCTCCTTACGGCTTTGGATATTTCGCTTTGATTGCATCGATCTGCGCCTTCCAGGCATCATAGCCACCGTGATAAAGCGTATCGAATTGATCTGCGAATGATGGGTACTCGGCGGCGCGTTGATACTTGTATGTATCAGGATCGACCCAGGCATTTACTAATTCAAGGTCAACCTCGACCTTGTTGCCGTCTTTGTCATGCGGACCAAGACCGTCATCAATCCAGGCAACTTGCGGATAGAGTTTATAAATTGCTTTATGGTTCATGCCGCTATCTCCATAAGTGTAATAGATGATGCAAGTCTAGGTTCGTAATGTGCGGTATCACGATCTGCATCAGTTCTATTTACATAAATTGCAAATGGCGACGATCCTGATCTTATTTGTGCCGCATAAGTTAATGTTGATGTAGTTGCGGGGCTATCTAAATGCGTCATCTGAATTGTTTCGCAGTTATAAACACCATTGCCAGCCGTATATACAGCACTTCCAGCTACTCTGGGGCGATTACTAGCGGCATCACCAACATAAATTGGATTGGAATTTCGTGCCAATCGTGTATAAGCAAAGTCCCCCGAACTTCCAACGGCAATGCTTGCCATTACAAGAATTTTGCTGCTTGCTGATATAGGCGTTATTGAAAGTGATAAACCGGTCACATCGGTAAATGTAAGACTTGCTAAAGAGAATACATCTGTCTTTGTTGCGCTAACGACTTGAATGACACTCCCGCTCGGAGCGTTTGCGTCGGGTACCTGGCCAGTTAACTTACTCGCCGCCATCGCCTCGATGTTGGCATTGGGTAGTAAGCCGCTACTGTTCGGTATCAGCCTGGCAATGTTTCTCGCGATGCCCATGTTATGCTCCTTGCTGGACTTCAGTCCATGATAAAGTTGATTCGTCCCACTTGTAAGCCTTGCCATCGTTTGGCATTGGTACTGGCGCATCCCATAAACAAGTGGATTCGTTTAGTGTCCAGCTTGCGAATGGTTTAGGCGGAATAAATGCGTCGCGCTGGGCATCATAAGTAAAGCCAATGCCGGCAAAGTTTTTACGCAATGGCGTACCGCCGTTCTTATGTACGCCGCCGTGAGTATTGTAAGAGGTTTGAATCCATTGACCAGGCGATGTATCTACGAACGTAGTAAAAAACTCAGGTTCCGCCACAATCACTTGTTCAACGACGCCATTATTTACTTTTGCAAAATGTCCCATGTCAATTCCTTATGCCGTAAATGTGCCGGAGCTTGTGAAGGTATGGTACGTATATCCGCCGGATGATGTAACTGTGCCGCCGGTACCTTTTTGAGCGCCAACATAGCGAATAATGATAATTCCTGATCCGCCAGTCTTTCCAGTTTGCGATCCACTACCACCATAAGAACCTCCACCACCGCCGCCAGTATTTGCACTTCCAGCAGTAGAGCTTGCAAAAGCGCTACCAGTTCCACCGCCGCCTTGACCACCGCTAACGGTTGACCCGCCATTTGTGCCGGATCCACCACCAGCATAAAAGTTTCCTAAAGATTGCCAATTTATTCCAACACCACCTTGCTCGTTAGAACCAGCGGCACCAGCTCCACCACCACCGCCCGAAGTACCTTGCCCTCCAGGCACCGCACCACCAGCATATCCTTGTCCAGTAGTGCCGCTACCAGCCGGTTGACTACCAGTTCCTACTGGATCACCAGCGCCACCACCTGATCCACCGTTGCGAGTAGATGCGCCATTATTGGGGCCACCACTACCACCGCCTATTGCAGTTAAAGAAAGACCGGTAGAATTGTTTCCCGCATATCCCGCAGTAGCCGAACCAGCGCCAATTACCAATGAATATGCTGTGTTTTTAGATACTGATGTTATGCCTTGTAATAAACCTCCAGCACCGCCACCACCAGAAGCATAACCACCAGTTCCTATGGCACCACCACCAGCTCCACCACCAGCAACAATTAAATAATCAACAGAATAAGTTCCGGCAGTTTGTGACGTTAAACCTTGCCAAGAGCCGTTTATATATGATTCAAGTTCTTGGTTTGTAGTGTTATATCGTGTCTGTCCATTCACCGGACTGCCAGGACGTTGTGCCGTTGTTCCGCTTGGCATATTTGCGGCACCAGTCGCCGATGTTTTGGCTACAAATCCCGCGTCGGTTTGTGCAATGGTATAAGTATTCGCCACCAAGAAGGAGCCAAACGCGTCAACGACTAGCTCATCGTTCAATGCCGCGGCGCTTACTAATGTGATCGATGTCCCATTCGTTGCCGTGTAATCGTCGCCAGGACGCAAGCGAACACCGTTCAATGTCACGATCAGCGCTGGCGCTACGTACGATAGCGTTGCACCGTTTGCGTCAGTACCAGTAAATACGGTTTGGCCAGCAGTCGCTACAAACTCAAACGTCGCAAGAGTTGCTACCGATGCGCTTGATGCGGCGATCCAGCCCGATGCCGTGTAAACCTTCATCACGCCGTCAGTCGTATTGAAATACAATGCGCCGACTAATAGGGCGTTACCGTCATTATCTAGCGCTGGATCCGATGCCTTGGGACCGAGATAGCGATCGTCGAAGTTATCGAGTAACGCGGCCGCACTTGCCGCACTTGATGCGGCAGAGACGGCCGAACTAGCGGCCGCAGTTGCGGAGTTGCTTGCGTTCGTTGCACTTGTTGATGCGTTGCTTGCTGAAGTGCTGGCCGAACTTGCGCTACTAGCCGCATTGCTGGCAGAAGTGCTGGCCGCACTAGCCGAGTTACTTGCATTCGTTGCACTTGTTGCCGCCGCAGTTGCGGAGTTGCTGGCATTGGTTGCTTGCGTTGTTGCAGTCGATGCGCTATTGCTGGCGGACGTTGCGCTATTCGCGGCATTCGTCGCAGAAGTGGACGCATTGCTTGCTTGTGTCGTTGCAGTTGATGCGGAAGAGCTGGCCGACGAGGCCGAACTGGCGGCGGCCGTTGCTGAGTTGCTGGCATTCGTTGCCTGAGTGGTTGCCGTTGACGCAGAGCTTGCCGCATTCGAGGCCGATGTTGAGGCGTTGCTGGCAGAAGTGGACGCATTACTTGCTGAAGTTGCGGCGGCACTCGCACTTGCCGCGGCCGCTGATGCACTAGCGGCGGCAGATGCCGCATCGACCACTAGATCCCACTTAGCAGAATCCGCATTCGAGCTAATCGGCGTCGTGCCGCTCGATGTATGGGCCGTATTAGCCCGGTAAACGTTTGCGTTGCTGGCGTCTTTTACCAGGTCACGAACGGTATAAGCCTGTCCGGCGGCCCAGTTACCACGCCAGTTACCAATCTCTTCACCGACTACGGGATTACCCTGAGAATCAAACGCCAGGATCTTGCCGGCGCGAGAAGTCTGTACCGGCAATACCATGTTGATCGATGCCGGATCCGTGACCGGGGCAATAATTGCACGTCCCAGAGCCTCGGCATTTTGTTGGTTAAAGATCGTTTGCTGATCTAGCTCAACGTTCAGGGATGCCGCCGTAAAGTCGCCACCGGTTACATAATCGGATGCGCGGGTAATATCCCTAGCGCCGACAATCGTGATCCGCTTAGTCGAGCCTGGAGCTGAGTTGAATGTAACAAATCCGGTACCGTTCGCATTAATCGTTACCGTGTAATCTGTGGTTAATGTCTTTAAAGTCGAATCGACATAGACATCAATATCGGTTTGTGCCAATATTTCGAACGTGAACGCATAGGGTCCGGTACCAGCCGAGCCGGTATAGACTACTCGTCTCACTACGGGTGATATTGGATAATCAGGCATTTTTTTCTCCTAAGAATTTATACCTTAAACTGGGAAGTTTTTCCATCATTATTTCCTTTTTGGCGGGGGTTCAGCAGTTAAACGCTCAAAATCCGGGGCGCGTTCCGGTTCAGTATCACCTGGCGCCCACCAGTAACGCTGGCCGGTTTCACGTCTGTAACGTGCTTCGAGTTCCCGCATTCGTTGTTTAGCGTCCGGATCTCCCCAAATCTGTAAACGATCCAGGATCATGCGCTCCAATCCAAGGCGCAAATACCATATCGACGATCCTGGGGTATAGCGTCCGGCGTACGAAATCAGCTCCCGCATGAAGTGCGTATCCTTGCCGGTTGCTAGTTCCTGGACGTTGCCGATGGTTAGGCGGCGCGTATCATCTAAGAATCCGACTACTGGGCCGGCAACGGTTTGCTCTAGTCCACCGCCAAACCGGTTGACATCGTTAAATAGGAAGTCGCCCAGGATGCCAAGGCCACCGCCCTGGAGTAAGGCGGCACCCCAAAACTCCGGCGTCATCATGGTTCTAGGATCGCGCCCCTTGGTAATCTCTTTGAGTTGCATCGCCAGGGCGCCGAATAACGTAGTCGAGATAACCAGGTCAGCAAAGTACGCGCCCTTCTTATTGAAGTTTTCCGTATTCACGGCGCGCATCACGTGCGTATTGAGTAGCGTTACCGGGAAGTTCTTATACATAGCGAACGACCTGGATATTTCACCGACAAACGTACCAGGACGGGATTCTCCGACTAACATCACCCGGCCACGGATTGACGCAGAAGGTACGGCAAACTCCGTCTCGGACTGGATCATCTCCAGGAATCGCGTCGCTAGAT